TTACGAGTCTACAAAGCCGCCGGTATTTTTAAGCGCGCTTTTTTCGGTGGATGCGTATTCGGCCAAGATTGGTGAAATGGATATTGATATCGGGAACATCTTGGCAGTCCGAGATGATGTCAATGATCCGCGCGGTGTCGCATCGTTTGCGATCACCGGCCGCAATGTCACCGGTTCATTTAATCCGGAGATGGTAGCGGTAGCGGCTTATGATTTTCACGCTAAATGGTTCTCAGGCGCAGAGATGATTATTGACTGCACGATCGGCTCAGTGGCAGGGAACAAGTTCAGGATTTACGTTCCCAAGGCACAGTACACAAAAGTCGAGGACGAAGACAGGGACGGGCTTCAACTGGCAAAGAGCGCATTTTGTCTTAATGGCTCAGTTACGCCGGGTGACGATGAAATAACAATCTTGGCACTTTAACGAGGAGGATAAAACATGCTTACAGGGATAAATATTTATGAAAGCAAACCTTACAAATCAAAGCTGGATTCTGACGCGGGCAATCCTACTATTTTTAATCTCGGCCTTCTTGATTCTCATTTAAGGGCATTCATCGAGGATCAGACGACCAGTTTTGAGTTCAGCTCAAAAAATCCGAAGGAACCGGCCAAGGCGAATATCAATGCCTCGAAGCGCAATCTCATGGTTGTTAAGTTCGGGCTTAAAGGGCTGGAGAATTTTCTCGATCCGCGGGATAAGAAGCCGGTCAAGTTTGACACCGTGTCTATGCCGGTTAACGGGAAGAATTACAACGTTTTGTCGGATGAGATTATTTCGATGTTTCCCAAGGCGTTGATTGATGAGCTGTCCGAGGTGATCTTGGCTGAAAACACATTGAGCGGAGACGAAGCAAAAAACTGACACTGGCGGTCTGGTTGAATAAGTTCAAGCTGGACTGCCACAAATGCTCAGACGCTCAAAAGAATGAGCGTGGTTGTGAAGCCGATTCGCCGATCCCCGGGATGTGGAAATTAAACGATTGGGAGTTTACGCGATGTCCCAAAATACTTGTCGAAAGAAAAAGCGTTGAATATCTAAGCGCGTATTTTTTCTTCATCAAAGGCTATCTTCCCAATCCCGGCGGTTGGCTGGATCAACCCGCGAAGTTTGTCGAAGCGGTTATTTTAATCGAGCGGGAGATCGCGCGTATGAAAGAGAGCGAGGAGTAGATGCCGACCAATCGTGAGCTTGAGATTGTGATGAAGTTAAAAGACGAAATCACCAAGCGTCTGCAGGGAATAGAGGGCAATATTCAGAAGTTCGCCAATTCCTGCAAACAGCTTGGCGGGACTATGCGTCAGGTTGGTCGTGAAATATCGCAGGTCGGCCAGAATCTCATCTTTATGGGTGCCGCATTGACGGGCCCTTTGGCGCTCGCATTCAAATCCGCAGAGAAGTATTCGCTATCCGTTTCCAACGAACTAAAACGTCTTGATAACGCATTTATCGGTTTAAGAGTGAGCATTGCCGAGGCATTGGTACCGGTTGTGCATCAGGTAGCCAATGTATTCGGCAATTTGCTTAATACTTGGAACAGTTTGTCGCCAGCGACACAGGGAATGATTATCCAGTCGATCGCGATTAGCGGAATATTTTTAACGCTGGGCGGGATCGTGCTGTCTTTAATCGGGAGATTCACGCGGCTCGGGGGAATCATCCTTGATCTAGTTGGAAAATTTGCCCTATTTGCTTTGGCGAATCCATGGCTGGTGGGGATCGCGGTGGTAGTCGCGGGACTTATCGTTATTTTCTTAAAGTTCAGGAACGTGGCGGTGCCGGTATTAAACGCGATCGAGATTGCGTGTCAGATGGTCTATATCGGTTTCGTGAAGCTGATTAAATACCTTTTGATCGGCTTCGACAATCTGGCTCTTGGCCTAGAGAAATTTTACGATGTTTTGGGCAAGATTCCGGGAAAGTTAGGCGAACCGTACCGGGAAGCGTCACAGCATATCAAGGCGTTTCGGGACAATCTTCAGAGTCTTATTAAAGCGTCTGATATGGAGATGGATAGAGTCGGCAATAAGATATCAAACGTTCTAGTGACCGGCGAAGGCAGTTTAGTCAAAGGATACGACAAGGCAAAGAATGCGATTGCCGGATTCGTTGACGCACTTAAAAACTTAGGCACGGATATCAAGATCGAAGAAGTAGCGCAGAAATTTGATGCGATTCAGACAATGGCAGAGGGGACAGCACGATCTCTTGGGGCAGTGTTCAAGCATTTCTTTAGTGATGCGTTTAAAGGCCAGATCGATGATGTCAGAGATTATTTTGCTGAACTGGGCAATATGATGTTGGAAGTTTTAGCAGAAGTTTTCGCCAAGATGATTCTTGTCAAAACCATAGGTTCGATTTTTCCGGGCATGATCCCGTTCTTTCATCAGGGTGGGATGGTGTATCACTCTGGCGGGGAGGTTTCGCCCATAAGAGCGCATGCTGGCCTTGCGATTGATGAGGTGCCGATTGTTGCGCAGACAGGCGAAGGGGTTTTATCCAGACGCGGCATGCGCGCGTTAGGCGGATCGGACAATCTGAAATCCCTAAACGAAGGGAAGTCCGCAAAGGGGAGCATAACCATAAATGTGAATCAGGTCATTCAGGCATGGGATGCTCAAGATGTTTGGCGCAACCGCAAGATGCTTTCGAATGCCATTGCCGAGGATATTTATAACAACGGTAAGATCCGCTCGGTAATCAGGAGTTACACATGAGCGATTTCATATATCTGCCGGATTTTCTCATTGATGAGGCAGTGGAATATAAAACGCTTGTTTCGGAGTTTGAGAACGGCGCGGAGCAGAGACGCCGTAAATGGGCGAATCCACAGCGCAAATGGACACTTCGGTTTAATAACAGAACGCATGCGGAGATGGCGGATGTTTCAGATTTCTTTAAAAGCAAATTCGGCTCATTTATGGCGTTTACATGGACAAACCCGAACGATTCGACAGAGTGCATTGTCCGTTTTGTCGAAGATAGTTTTCAGTTTAGCCGCAAGGCGTACGGAGTATATGATTTTGAATTTGAATTTATCGAGGTGAAATAATGCCGCGCGAAGTCGACAGCACATTTAAATCAGAAAAGGCGAAGCGGGAAAATACGCCTATCTTTTTGTATACGCTTGAAAAATATGACGGAATAAACGATTTGTGCCTTGCTGGCATCGATGAGGACGTGGTTTATAACGGTATTACTTATTCAAAGTTTCCTATAACCCATGAGTTTGTGGGCGAGAACAATCAAGGAGCAATTGATCAAGTAAAGGTGCGGCTTGCTAATGTTTCACGGCTCATTCAGCTCTATTTAGAGCAGTTTGATTTTAGAGGCAGGAAGGTGACTATTCGCATGGTCTGGTTCAATCAGTTGTCTGACCCAGACGCCTTCATGGACGACATCTTTTACATCGATAGCTATACCGCGGATCAGAATAACGTGGAGTTTACGCTCACGGGAAAGTTTGATGTTTTAGGAGTGGATTTACCGGCAAGGCGCTATTCTCGGAATTATTGCGCATGGAAGTTTAAAACCGCGGAGTGCGGATATTCAGGAGCTGAAATTACATGCAACAAGACAAAGCAGAGATGCAAACAGCTGAACAATTACCAGAGGTTCGGGGCTTTTCCATCGGTGCCGACAAGGCGCATATACGTGATGTAGAGAGATGCATCGTGGATAAGTATCTCGGCATTCCGTATCGGCACAGGGGCCGGGCATTGGACGGCCTTGACTGCTGGGGGTTCTTGAAGTTTGTTTATGCGGACTTAGGAGTAAGGCTGTTTGATATCGAGGATCTTGAATACAGCAAGGTATGGGGATTGGAAGGAAGGGACTATTTTAAAGAGCATTACTTTCATGATTGGGTTGAAGTCAAAACGCCGGAGATTCTTGACGGGGTATTGTTTGTCAATTCAAGAAAGATTGCCAATCACGCGGGAGTCGTTTTGAGCAACAAAAGATTTATTCATTGTTGCAGGCAGGGAGTGATTATTTCAAGGCTCAGGGATTCTTCGTGGGTGGTAAGGGCAGAGGGATTTTACAGATTAAAGGATAAGAGATGGTAACAATAAGAAATATCGACAATCCGTTTAAGCTGGAAGAAGCGCAGGTTAAAGAGCTTGAGTTTTCAAGAAGCAAGACTATCGAGGA